TTTATCTACTTTTAAATATTCTAAATCTTTCATAAAGTCCCTCATCTCTAAAGTAATTGTTCTTACCTCAGCTTCAAGTTGTCTTTGTGCTTTCCAAGTATATTCTTTTTCGTTATACTTTAATTTTGCAACCTCCGAACTATTAGTCTCTATCTTGCCACTTAAAGTATAGTAAGAACCGATTATAGAAGCAAACATTGCAGCTATTGTTATAATTTGTGTAATACTGATAGAAACATCAGCTTTACCATCACCATCTAAGTCTACCTTCATTTACTTAAGTTTTTTACTTATTTGTATTATAGTATAACCTATCGCTAATAATAAAGATATAGTTTGAAGGATAGGGTTTATTTCTGATATTGATAATGCTAAAGCTGTTCCGTTCAATAAATATATCTTTAAGTTTTCCATTATGCTATTGCTAAGTAGATGTAGGTTATTCCGCTGCTATTTATTTGACCTGTACCCCCTGCGCCCGAAGCCCCATCTAATTCAAATCCTGTGTCAGTTATATCAACAACAAAAGCAGCTTCCGTTACTTCAGAAGAGGATGTGTTGGCTTTTAGTGCATCTCCCAAAGGTTCATTTTCTCTAACTGTATCAAATATATTCCAATCACCGTTTGTTGCACCTGTTGATTTTATCATTATCCATCTTGGTCTAAATCCTGTTGTTACAACATTATTAGGCGCATTTGTTCCCTCATAACTCCCTACCTTCTGATAACCATCTACGGAGTGGAAGCAGTAGGCAACGTAAGATTGTGCATCTGAACGAAAATATTCCTGCCAAGCAGTTGCATCTACCGTAGAAAAACCATTAGCATAAGTTGTTGCTTGCACATTACTATTTAACATCAAATATTTTCCTGTACCGACATCTTTATGATAAGTATACCAATTATCTGTATCACTTGTACATTTAGTAATAATCATTTCTGGGGCAGAAGATAATCCGTGAGGAACGGTTTGAGAACTTGATGGTGAAGAAAAAGTATATTTTACAATACTAAATCCTGCGGCAGTATTTGCCTTTATATCGGCAGCTACTTGACTACCACTTGCTGATAGATATGTAGTGGTGTCTGCTGCTTTCCAACACCAAGCGACTATTGAACCGCCACTACCATTTGTACTTGCATCAGCACCTACAGTAAATCCATTAGAATCAAAAGAAGTTACTTCATCTGTAAGTGTATATTCTTGATTTGCATTATCACTTGATAATCTTTCTCCCGCTCCTCTTTCAGAATCAAAAATTAAATGATTAGTATCACCAATTCCACTATCTCTTCTTTTTATCCAAACCAAATCAGGTTGGAATGCCATACCTAAAAAGTTTACGTTGGTAGGTGTTCCGTTGTATTGTATTAAAGGAAATTCAGCAGGGTCTGAATATGCCTCCGTGCCACCCCAAGTTCCATCATAGTTTGTGGTTTCGTCATTAGCGTTACCATCAAGTTTATAATGGGCAACAAGGTTAGCAGTTGGCACATTTGTTTCTGATACTAATGCTTCTACATCCGATGCTGATAAAGCTGATGAATATATTCTTACTTGGTCTATTGAGCCGTTGAAATATCTTTCATTAAAGAAAGTCTTTCCAATATATAAGGTATTGGCAAATTGTGTTAAATTTTGACCCGAAGTAAAGCTATATGTTGTTCCTTCTTGAGAACCATCCAAATACATTTTAAGAGTTCCGTTTGAATTGTCAAGAACAACTATAACGTTATGCCAATCCCCATCTGCAATATTAGTTGTTCCTGTTATACTTGAAGCACCACCACCACCTAAATATTGGTGGGAAAGTACAAGCACTCCATTTTGAGTATAAATATCATAAGCTATATATCCTGCTCCTCCATTACGATTTGCAGCAATAGCCCTTAAATTAGAATCATTAATACTTGTATTAAACCAAGCGGAAAACGTAGATGAGTTTGTATTTGGATTTGAAAAAAAGGATGGTGTAGTAATATAACTGCTACTCCCATTAAACACCGCACTCTGTCCTGCATCTATATCTCCTGTACCATAAGGAAAACTTCCTGTATCATCAGCATCCTCATCTAACTCATATAAAGCAACACCTGAACCATCTCCAAAGTAATCCGTAGTAGATTTTTTAGGGTCTGCATAGGTTTCATCTGCTAACGCTTGTATTTCATCAACTCCATTATTGTCCTCTAATAATACTCTGTTAAAGATTCTTACTTGGTCTATTGAGCCGTTAAAGTATCCTGATGTTCCTGAAGCAGAAGAACCTAAATAATTCTCAAAATTCCCACTTAATAAATTTCCTGTAAATGTAGAGTCAGAGGCTATATTAACTCCATCATAATATATTTTATGCCCTTGACTACTGCTTTTTGTTATAACTACATTATGCCAGTCTGTGTTTATTGTAATGCTATTACTTAATAAATATTCAGTACCTCCTGAACTGTTAAGCATATAAGAACCAATATTAGCGTTATTATTTAGCTGAATACCATATGACCTGCCGCCGTTTTCGTGTGAAATTAATACTTGAAAACTTGAAGTATCATTAGCTTTAAACCATAAACTATAAGAAAAATCATTTAATGGAATTGATATTGAACTAATATCTATTTTACTACTACTCCCATTAAAAGCACCACCCTTTCTTATATACCCTGTTATCTTTTGTGTAGAGCCATTCCCTGTATAGGTTACAGTTTCAAAGTTTTGTAAAGGGTCAAGTCCTGCTGCAGGTGCAGATGGTGTAGAGGCAACTATTCCTCCTGTTGTAAAGAATTTCTTATTAAAGCTCATTTAGTCAAGGTTTGGTAAAGAATATGAAACTACTGCCTTCTTAGTTGTAAGTGCGTTAATCTCATCTTCTTTGGTTGCACAATCAGTTCTTAATGCTGCTCTTGCATCTATAATTTCTTGTGGTGCAGCTATACCCTCTTGCGCTCTAATAATATACCAATCTGTTTCAGATAATTTTCTACCGTAGATTGATTTTAGGTTTTCTATTTTACTTTCTTTCAACTCGGCTACAGTTTGAGACCAAGTTCTATCAATTACAGGATAAGTAAATACAGAAGCATCCCCATCCCATTCTAAGTCTCCTAAGTATTGAGTTGCTGAATCGTAACTAGGACTTACTACATCGTAGAATCCTGCTGCCTCCCATTCAGTAGAAGATAGCTTGTCAAACCCACCGATTACATTACCCCAAGCCTTTGGAATGGTTGTATATCTTTTTATTGCTCCGCCTATTTGTATTGCTTTCATATCTTTTTATTAAACTGTTGCTCCTTCTGTGTAAGTTGAAACTGCATAGTGATATATCTTTGAACCAGAAGTATCATCCGTACAGATAATTTGAATAATATTATTAGTTGTACCATCATAAACAGTAGTACCTACTTTGTTGAATGTAGAACCTGTCTCTTCTAAAGTAATAGCAAAATCGCCATCTAAAATAACATCTACAACTTGACCTTGTTGAGCATTACTCATTGTTAAGGTTGCTGCTCCATCTGCTGTTGCAGTAAAAGTTGTTGCTGAGTCAAAGTTAATTGCAAAAGCCGTACCTGTACCTAAAGGCGATAATTCGGTATATGAATTAGAAAGCTGTGCGTGGTCTACTCCATTATCTTTAATTCTAACAGCTCCTGTACCATCACTCGCAGATAATTCAATAGTAGAATCATCAACAGTTACTTCAATTTCGTCAGCGTTGGCAGTAATACCATCTCCACCTACTACATTTAAAGTAGCATCTCCCGAAGTTGTGTCTCCAGTCAAACCATTACCTGCTGCAATACTGGTTATATCACCTAACAATGTAGATACATCAAGGTCAAAAGTTGTAGCGTCAAGTCTAGTAAAGGTAATTGTATTGCCTGATAATGTAGCACTTGCTACTGCTGTAGCATCTTCATCTAAATAAGGAGCTAAATCTACTGTACTAGTTGTATCATCTGGTCTTGTTAAGGTAAGTGTATTACCTACAAGGCTTATAGATGGCTCTGCGTATAACTCATCAAAGTTATCATTAACCATTTTAAAGGCATCAGCAATAGGAGTTCCTAATTTGGAATCCTTTGCTACCGCAGGGTATGTTACTATTGTTTGTTGTGCCATTTTTTATTTCTTTATAATTGTGTTTTATCTGCTTTAAATTGTGTTGTATCTGCTGTTAAACTTCCTCCAAAATAACTAATCAAATCCGCAGTAAACGGTGTTACTGGAACAAGTCCCCAACAAGTAGGAGCTGATAAATCATTAATTGCAAATGTTGACCATTGTTCATCGACACCAAAGGCATCGTTAGTCTCCATGTCACAATATATCTTTCCCCAATTTATTTGATTCGCCATCTTTCTTTATTAAATAACTATTTAATTTGATTTCGTTTTTCTTTTTAGGTTTATAAACCTTCTTGCTTTTTACAACACCCATCCAGTAAAGTTTACGTCTCTTTGAGGATACATTCCGTCATCCTGATTTGTTATAAATTCTGGATATAAATTACTATTGTAGTTCATATAATCCATAAATCTTTGAGTGTAAAATTCAGCAGTTTCTGTAGCGTGTTCTGTAAGGGTTATAATCTCATCCTTATCTACAGAGGTAGCATTTTCAGAATTATGTTTGTAAATTCCACCATTAGATATTTGATACGCTGCATAAGGGATATAAGCTGCTTGAGTATACCATACAAGCATGGGTTTGATATAATCATTAACTAAAGATAAATAATTCCCAGATAAAGTTCCTGCAATAATATCTGCCTGTAGTTTATCATATAATTTTGTACCTAAATATGTTTGAATGTTTGTATCTTGGGCTACCTCAACGAATTGAATTAATTTGTCAGCATCAAGGTTACCGTCAAATATTGATTTCCTTTTTAGTTCTTTTAATGTTATAAATAATGCTTTCATTTATTCTTCTTCGTTAGGTTCTACCATATCGGCATCTAGCTCTATGTTTAATAATTCATCTTCAACAGTCTCAACGTCAGAAGATAACTTTTCACCAGTTTCTTCCTCTCTCTTAATCTTTGTTGCAATATTGTCTAACTCTGTAAACTCTATTGGTTGAAGTGTAGTAAAATATAAGTCAAGTACGATACCATTAAATGCAAGTAATTCACTAAAAGCATCAATAAGTAAAGTCTGGAATGGTCGTATAACTATATTATCCATAAGGATAGATGCTGTTCTTAATTCTTCAGCATTGTTACCAAATCCTGTGTTATCTTTAATACCTAAAAGTATTGGAGATACAACACCATGACCAATCATAATTTTCTCTCTACTTTCTTTTGCCAAGAAATCATACTGAGCATGAGCATCTGGTAAATGTATAGGCTCTACAGTTGATTGACTTTCGGAGCTTTCGTTAAATGCCAAAATAAATCTTCCTGCATTACTACTCCCACTAAATTTGTCGTAAATTTTTCTCTCAATAAGTTCTTGAATATCGTCTGTAGGAATACCATTGTTAAAGTTTAACAATAAAGAAGGTTGTAATCCGTTCTTAATATTATTCAAATGATAGTTAGATACTTCTTCCTCCAAAGAACAATACTGTAAACATCCTTGATAATCTACTGGTGAATAGTAATAGAAACCTGCTCTATAAGGCTTCACGCAGTATATTTCAACCGTTTCATTCTTGTTACCATTCTTATATGATGGGATTCTTTTAGGCTTGTCAGAGGGCTTTATATTAGACCAATCTGGGTGATAATAATATGCCTTAACCTTACCTTCTTTAGCCTTCTCAGCTCTCAATGTTTCCATAGGGAAGTGATAAAGACCAGATATCTCTTTTTTACCTTTTTTATATACAACTTGAATTGCTGCCTGACCTAACATTTTTAAGTCATTAACTATTCTTTTTGTATCACTGGGTCTTAGTATAGCCTGCATTTTACCAAACATCTCAGGCTTATCTTTTGAGTCTGTTGCGTTTAATCCTCTACCATAAATCATATCAATAATACCATTGATACATCTTGAGTTTGTAGGACTACCTAAATACCTTTCTATAAGTTCAGAAAAATAATCATTACCATCTCCATACTCAACCCAATCATTTCTAGTGCTTTCTTTAACACTAGGTACTTCATAGCCAGATAAATTTACTACTCTAAGACTAGGATTGACTTCTTTAGGAGTCTGAATATTCCTATTGTTTCTTATGTTTTTTCGACTCATATTATTATATATTGTTGTTCTTCTGTTTCAGAATCGTGCTGATTATACTGGTCAGTATTTAATGTATGAGAGACTGTATCGTCTATCTGTGAAGTACAATAAACTTTATCTCTGTACAATAACACGTCTTCCTGTTTAACTTCTATTGAATAAGAACTGTCTTCAGATAGAATACTAAATGTACATTCTATATCTAAAAAATTACCATTAATTACAGAGGTTAAGTTTTCTAAAGTCTCTGTTTTTCTAGTTCCGTCTTCCATTATGACTAGTTCTAAATCACTAGCCTCAGTATATTCTCTAGGGATTATACTTAATATTTGTGCATCTGTGTTTGGTAATAACCTTATCATATAAGTATAACTAGATAAGATGATTTGTGTTCATAAAAAAAGAGGGTTACATTTCTGCAACCCCCTTCAATCATGAAATGAATACTGTTAAGCGTTAGTACCCTCAACAATAGTTGCAGTTGCAGAACTCATTCCTGCGAATGGGTCAGCAGCAGTTGGTGAAGCAACAAAGTTAGCAGGTTTTACTTCCATACCAGATAATGTAAGTGTATATCCACTTAAATCTCCCATAGCAGCTCCTGTTACAATAGTTCCACCAGACACATCAGCACCATGTTCAAGACCCATAAGGAATACACTTCCGTTATAATCTTCAACAGCTACGTGAGGTCTTCCATAAGCTAACAACTTGATTTCTTTGTGGTCTTCCTTAGAAAGTTTCTTTAGTGTCAAGTTTAATGTTTGCTCAAAGAATGTTGTACCATTCTCTCTTGAAGAAGAAATAGATTGCTCAAAGCTACTATTACCTCTTAATTCATATTTGTAAGCAGAGAAAGTTCCTGATAAATCGGTGATTTCATCGTCTGTTTGTGTAACAGTACCTAAATCGCCATAATCGATGAAATAGATTGCTCTAAGTCCACCAACTACATCTTTACAAGGTTCTTTTCTACCTTTAGTTAAATCACAAGCCATATTTTTTGTATTAAAAAAGGGTGAGTAGGCACATTTGGCTTACCCACCCCTTTAAGTTAATTAATTTTCTATTATTCGTCGTTAGCAGAGTTGGTGATACCGTAAGTTACGATGTCCTCAACAATACCATACTGTACACCTGCTGTAAATCTCATTACAACTCTCACGTTTTGAGAACCGTCAAGGTCAGCCATGTCGATAACTTTAACTTCGTTGTGGTCAGATAAAAGACCAGTTCCAAAGAAGATGTTAGACTTCTCAGCAGCGATAGCGGTGTTGTTTGCAAGACCGTTAGCAACAAAGATTTTAACTCCGTCAAAAGTTAAACTTCCATTGTTCCACCATTGAGTACCCATTGCATTTGTACCTGCAGCACCTAATCCAGATGTTCCAAATCCGCCTAAAGCTCTTACATAAGCTCTAGCGATGTTTTGAGATACATATAGGTTAAGGTCTTCACTTCCATAAACAGCAGAAGGGATAGCATCTACGATAGAACCAAGCTGTGCAATTACGTTTCCTGCATCTACAGTTGTACCTGCAATCTCTTGAGCTGTAGGTAAAGCTGCATCAGCAGCGATTAATGTAGAGATACCATCGAATTGTCCGTTTGTATCAGTATCTCCAGTCCAGATAGAGTTTTCAGTTCTTTGAGCAACTTTAGCAGCTACGTGAGCGATTAAGAAGTCAGAGAATTGAGAAGGCATGTCACTAAAAGCTGAATAGCCCATAGATAAAGCCTCCCAATCCTGTACGAAGTCTTTCTTGCAAAGTTGTAGGTTAACTTGTTGCTCTTCTGGCTGAAGGATTCTTTCAGATAGTGTGATAGCTGAAGTAGGGTCAAAATCACAAGTAGCATTCTTAACGATATCGTCAGTAGCTACTTTTTTGATAACCTCTTTTAACTTCACATTAGGTTTAACGGTAATACCACCATTAGAGATAGTAGAACCTTCAAGTAAAGCAGCAGCGATATATTTCCCTGCA